TGAAGACGTTTTGCCCATGATAGCACTATTTACGGTAGGGGTCAAGGGTCTTAACATAGGCGAAACCACTTGTCCAACTGCTACAAGGGTAGCAAGAACAGCACTAGCACCAACAACAAATTTTTGATTTGAATCTACCTTCTTCTGAAGAGCAGACACTCGTTCATGCAAAGTTTCATTGTCCTTGCTATGACGTTCTTTAATCTCCTCAAGCATCTTAAGGATTAATTGATCGGCACGTTCACTCTCATCTAAACGATTCTCATGTCGTTCTAGAATGATAGCAATTTTGTTACTATTATCTGAGATAGTGCCTACTGCCTTTTCAAGTTTATCCAGCATCTCTCTAGAAAGATCTTCATAAATGCTTAATTTAGATTCTAGTACGGCAAGTTTACCGAAACCAAGTGCCATCAGAGGGTCTCAACAAAAGAGGTTGCTCTCTCAAAATTCTCAGAAATCATGTTTGCAAATTTATCCTGGTTATCTTCAGACATTTGTAACCAGGTCTTCAGGAACTTCTCCTGCTGTTCTTGTGACAGTGTAGCAAACTGTTCGTTCAGTTCAGCAAATACACCCTGCCAATCAAAACTTTCTTTCTTGGTTTTATCTGCAGACACTTTACCTACGTCCTTCGCTACTTGCTTTTGACGCTCACCTGCTTTCTTTGCATAGTCCTTTGCCTTTGCTTTGGACAGTGCTTGAATCTCCTGCTTACGATTAGCAGCACGCTTCTCACGTTCCTGCTTCTTTTGCAGTTTGCGTTTGTTCTGAATCATACGCATAGCAGAAGAAACCTCTGTATTTGAGTTCTCTGCTTCTTGAATTACAGTTTGATCTTCCATGGTTTCTTCTTTTAATCTAGCGTTTCTAATCCTTTGAAAAATATCGGTTTTAAATTTTGACTTCCTCTTTCTAACAGGAGGTTCATCAGGAGGAAGACCAGCAATTGCACCTGAACTAGCACTATTGGTAGGCACTTCTTCAATCACAACGTGACCATTCTTTTTAAGTGTCATGACCTTCATAACTTCTGCAGTTCCGAAATACAATACTCGTCTATTGAAATCCTATCATTATTTATCTTTGGATATCGATTCAAATAAAGCATAAAACTTTTAAGAACCGACCAATATTCATTAGAGATTTTATAAAACAACAACGGAGTTGCTGCTTCACCAAATACATTGTAAATGATAATCATATGATTTAAAATCAAATGTAACTTAAGGTTGCCCGTCTTAATGTAAGTTTTGAGCAACCTTTTAAGATACTTAAATCGTTTTAAATCATCGTAGAAGTCATCCTTAGTAACTGCCTGAGGATTATTATAATTTTGAATGGCAAAAAAGAGGTAATTATCCTCATTCAATTCAGTAAACTTCATACATTATCATGCAATAGTGAGGGTCAGGTCAGTGCCAGATCCACCAGCGCCGATGGTCTTACCTGCAAATGCAAGTTCAGAAGCAACTGAAGTACCCTTATCTTCAATAGTACCACTGATAGTTTGATCAGCAATAGAAAGATCTTCTGCCTGAGAAGGAACGGTGAAGTCAAACTCAATACGGTTTGATCCAGTTCCACGTGCATAAGTTGCGGTGATAGCACCAGTTACAGAACCAGTAACAGCAAGAGTTGCACCAGCAGTAACATCAACTTGCTCGTTGTAGATAACAACAACGGTTCCAGTGTCACCCTGTGAAAGTTCTTCTTGCTCAAAGAATACAGCAGTGATATCTGCCTCACCGAGGAGAGTTGTTGCAGAAGTACCACCAGCAAGACCGCCGATTGCTACCAGGAGTTCATCCCAATAACGTGCGGTATTCTTGTCAGCACCCTTGTAGTGGCGAAGGACCCATCCTTGCTCAGTCGCAAAGCAATCTTCAGCAAGACCATTCTTATTCACACGGTCCAACCACTTTGGTTTTGATTCGTCCGATTCGGTTTTTCCCCAGAGAGGCATTGTTAAACTCCTAATATACGTGTTGATTGCGTTATAAAGATATTTATAAAAAAAGGAGGGTTACCCCTCCTAAGATCAACCTTCTGCAGGTGGTTCAGGGAACAATGCTGCTTCCAGTGCTGCAACTAATTGATCATCTACAGTGTTATCAGTTCTCGATACTGCTTTTTTTGCAAGTCCAATCAGAAATCTTTTGATGATTTCATCCATGTTTTCGGGGATTGCATCAACTGCAGCGTCGATGACTTTGATTGCTAGTGGGAGTAGAAATTTTACCATGATTAAAAAATACGGGTTATCTTATATATCAAAGATAACGTGACTTCAATTCATCAATGTTTGCTCTGAGAACTGCAAGCGATTCAGTTACACCATCTTGGTACTTAACACGCTTGACCTTAGTTGCCTTCTTAGCAAGTGCCTTCTCAGATCCATCATCTTCTTTGTCACATCCACACTCTTCCTTGACTGCTTTATCAGCACCTTTCAGTTTCTTGTTCTTATCAAACACTGACATAGGATCAGTTGCATCATCAATTGAAGGATTAACTTCTACACCCTTAACATCCTTCTCAACAAGTTCAGTTCTCCAATCAGAGTATCCCTCTTTCTTGGTGCCTTTCTTTGACTTAATTGCTGCTGACACTGCAGCACGTCTCTTAAGAAGATAGGAATCAGAAGAATCCTTATCACCATCGTTGTCAACGTCTCCGTCTTCTTTACCGACAGGATCAAGTTTCTTCTTCTCTTCTACGTACTCAACTTCTTCTTTCTTTGCTGTCTTCTCAGAATCTCTGAATGCTTTATCAGTAGGAGCACCTTCATCACCCTTACTACGCATCTTCTCACCACGCTTTCTCTTTGCATGGATATTTGCATAGAGACCCTTCTTACCTTCTTCCAGTTCCTCTTCCTCTTCCTTCACACAGTTAGGAACTGACTTACCACCTTTCATCTTAGTTCCTTTTGCCTCATAACCATCCCAGCACTTAGAAGCACCAACATTCTTACGTGCTTGCTTCAGTCCTTCAGACAGTTCTTCACCAGACACAATGCTTGCATACTCAGCAGCAAGGTCTTGCATCTTTTCTGTCCCAAAGGACTCAAGAATACCTTCAATTACATCCCCATCAAGAATAATCTTATCCATTTTAGATGCAATTTCCTGCTGTTCTGCCAGAGATAAACCCAGCATCCACGCAGACAATCTTACATTAGCAGTCATCGTCTCTTCTTTAATCGGTTTAGTTTTATTTATACGTCTATTGACTTCTGTAGGTTTCTTCCACATATCGTAGTCATGTCCAGGAGTCATTTTCTCCAAAAATTTACGATTAGCATCAGTTCCCACAAGTCGATGGTCAGCAGTAGCACCAGAAGCATTCCATTGCTTGTATTCTTTAAGATCACTTACCCATGCTCTAAACATATCACCATCATCAGAGACAGCAATTACATAATTTGGTCCACGACGATGTACTTTTCCTACCTCGCCATTTGATTTTTGTACATAAGAACCAACCTCGTACAGGTTTCCATGCCTGTACGAGGTTCGCTTTGCTTGCTCGTTAAAGTTGCTAAATTCCATCAAATAGGTTCACTGTTCCTACCTTCTATATATTCTTTTGAAAAAATGCCTGCTCGAACACCAGTAACTTTATCGTTCCTATATTCAACTGTTCGATATGCTTCACCTCTTCTAGCACCTAAAGTAGGATTGTACCCTGCACGTTCCAATTGGGACAATTGAGTGCTTTCTACAATTTTAGTTCTAAAAGATAAAGTAACATTTCCAGGACTAGTTTTAGTTAAGATTGGTTCACCTTGTGCAAATAAACTAATGTTGTTTTCATTCTTTCTTCCAGAACCATAATCTTTACCAAAGATTGCTTTTTGTTTTAATTGATCATCTTTAATTTCACGATGATATGCTTTTGAAAAGAAGTCAGATGTTTCTTTTTTAGCAATGTCCTCTCTAAAACTTTGAACCTCTGGGTGATCGTAGATAGATCCACCTGCTCTAGAAGATAATCCAGAATACTGTTGGAAATCTTTTGCTCTTCGACCATCCTTATGAGAAATAAAGATAACAGATTTACCTTTAGAATCAATACCTAGAAAATCTGCCTTTGCACCTGATGGTCCAGGAACAAACCCAATAATATCATTGTAAGTTTTAGATTTAACTCTTAATCTCACTGATTTCATACCACCCAATTCTTCAATTCTTTTATTAATTTTAGTTAGAATTGCAAATTCAATTTGAGTGTCTGGATAACCTTTAAGTTGTCTCCAGTTATCTAAAGTTTCTAATCTTTGATTCCAATAACTTTGCTGTCTCCACTCTCTCCCTGATTTTGGTTTAACTAAAATCCTAACTTTAGATTCGGTGGTCTCAATATCAATAACTTCTAAGTTAGTTTGTTCTCGATTAAAACTAACTGTATGTCTAACTCTTTTAAATTTTAAAAGTTCTAAAATAGAGTCATGTAAATCAGCACGGAAAGGAGTTCTAAATTTTAATCTCCTCATTCCTTTACCAGTTTTACTAGGAGGAGAGAGTTCTGGTTTCCCAGAGTATCTCTCCTTATAGGAAGTTTTGATATTCTCTGTTAGAAACTCTAACAGTTCTTCTGCAGTTTCAAACTTCATTGAGCATCTTACTCTACACAAATATTTAGATTACCGATCGCCTGCCTTACGGTTCTCAGAAAAATAAACATCAAACGTTCCTTCAGGATAACGCTTCTCAAGTTTCTTAACATTGGTAGCAATCACATCATCGAATGATACTTCAAGTGCCATACATGCCTGAGCAACGTACCACATGATATCACCCAACTCAATAATAAGATGTTCTCGATTATCGTCGTTCCAAGGCTTACCTTGGAAAACCATCTTCTTAATGATCTCAAGGAACTCACCACCTTCAGCGTTAATCCCAACGCCACTAGTAAGGAGACGCTCAATATTGGCACCCTCACGATCCAACTCGCCAATACGATCAGCAAAATCAACAAAGTTCGTTGAGCACTCTGAAGTAACTGCTGCAACAAACTGCTCATACCGATTAAAATCAATGTGCTTAGTCAAAAGAAAATCCTCCAAATTTGTTTTTGTTAGTAGGTGGTTCGTCGTCATTGTCATTACCTGCATCAAGCATACCATCTTGTGCAGATTGCTCACAATCATACAACCTCATCTTCGCTCTGTCAATACCCACAGCGAATCTTTTGTTAATTGTAAGATCGTTGTATCTATTCTTTAATTGTTTTACTAGTATCTGCCCCAACTGCTCCGACTCTTCAGTGCTAATAAGGGCAAACATAAGGTCAGCAGTAGCAGGGAGACCAAAGGATTCAGAAGTGTCAGTAAGGTCAACATCAGTGCTACCATAACCGCTACGAGTGGTTTGAGTAGCAGAGACGATTGGCACACCCTGTTCCACAGCGAGACCACGAAGTTCTTCTGCAATACCTTTAACCAAGGTATATGAGTTGACAAAGTTTGCTTTGAATCTTTGTGAAGTGCAAATATTAAGGTAATCCACAAAGATAATATCGGGTCTAAAATTCTTCTTGAGAGACAGATCACTAAGAAGAGACCTAAAATGTCCCACATGGGCAGATGCAGTAGGATATTCTTTAATGATAAGTTTACCATTGGTCTTCTTCATCAAGTTAGTAACTTTGCTCTCATACATTTGCTGAGGAAGTGAACCAATATCTTGAATAGGAACACCTAAAAGATTTGCATCAATACGTTCTGCAATCTTTTCCTCTGACATCTCACAAGTAATGTACAAAACATTCTTGCCTTGAAGAAGAGTCGCTGCTGCTACGTGGCACATGAACAAAGATTTACCAACACCAGTGCCTGCCAATGCAACGTTCAGTGATTTGTTAGTAAGACCACCTTTAGTAATCTTATTAAACATTGCCAAGTCAAAAGGAATCTTGGTTTCTACTCTGTTGTAGAAATCATATCTCTCTCGATAATCATCAAGATAATCATGACCAACTTTATTATCAAAAGAAACAGCAATTGCCTCAGAAAGAATAGATGGGATTGCACCCATATCTTTCTCATCATCATTACCATCAGCAATTTTGATACTCTCTAGCAGAGAGAGATAGATTGCTCTATTTCTACACCACTCTTCTGTTGTATCTAGCAACCATTGATAATCAGAATCATCCTCTTCTAAGTTTCGTATAGAAGCACTGACATTTTTGTATGTCTCTTCACTAAGGTGAGATGCTCCCTGGAGATCTACCTCCAGTGATTCTTTAGTAGGGCACTTCTCATACTTTTCAATAAAAGATTTAATTAGTTTGAATAGTGTTGAATTAGTGTCCGACTCAAAGTAAGCAACTTTAAGGTATGGAAACACTTGACGACGATATTCGTCGTTACAAACAAGATTCTTTAAAATTGTATACTCAAGTGAATTCATACGTAATTAATGTAAGTGCTCAGAATGTACTTGTCGTTTGAAATTGTTGGTTTACCCTGATGGGGAAATGTCCACAACGGTGGGAATACTAACATATTACCACGTCTAGGTACAACTTTTTTACCCATTGTGACAAAAAAAGTTTCACCACCCTCATCAACATCATTTAAATAAATTAAAAATGCTAGGCACCTTTTTGAAGATAATCTATCTCCAACATCAACATGAGGACCAAACTGATCATCAGTTCCCTTTCTATACTTCTTTACTCTTGCAAACTCCCAACAAAATTGTTGAGGAAACCAAGCATCAGAATCAGTTGTATGAATATACTCTTCAAAAAAAGGTTTAATCTTTTCTAAAAGAGGTTCCATCATATTGTCTTCAAACCCAAGTTCATAAAATTTAGGTCTAAGATCACTATTTCTAAAAGTAGGACTTCCTGAATCAATAAAATCTATTAATTCTTTACAGTAATCTTCAGATAAAACATTACCATATACTTTAACATAATCATTCAACTCCATACTTAAACTCCTGTCCTGCTGCCCAATCAAGTTTCTCCATTACTTCTTCAGTAAAATACTTCTCAGGATCTTTGAGGATAGTAGAAGGATAAACAGAAGATTCTCCAACTACAACACGATTTCCTTTACGTTCAAACACTCCATACTTCTCACCAAGTTCCAGTAGACCATAATACTTGTCCAGTCCACGTGAGTCAAAGAACAATCGAGTCGCAACTTGAGAATTCTCCTTTGTAAAGCGAGATTTGTTTGCTTTAACTTTGATAATGTTACCTACAACATCTGTCCCATCCTTCTCTTTGGATTTAGAAAGATGAATGATTGTAGACGCAGCATACTTAAGACCAGATCCACCACCCATATCTGTTTGCTCACCATAAGGATTCATGGTTTTATAAGTGTGGTTAGTAACAATCATAGGCACCTTAAGTTTACCAAGTTTACTGGTAATGATTCGGAACACTGACTTAATCACTTGGGATTTTGTCATGTCACGAACTTGCTTATCATCCAGAGCATCGGTAAGTTCTTTTGCCGAAGCAAGCATACCAAGAGAATCAAGAATGATCAACAAAGGTTTACGATCCTCTTCTTTTGTCTTAAGAAGGTTATCTAGAATACGAATGATTTGTGTACGAAACTCTTCAATAGTGTCTACTGGGAAATGCCAAACACGATTCTCATCTAGTCCACGATTTTGGAACATGTCTGAAGTGACTGCAGATTCACTATCAAAATAGAATACAGCACCTTCAGGATTTGTCTCTAAGAAATGTTGAGCAATACCAATGGCGTAGAAAGTTTTGCCTGTTGCTTGCTCACCAGCAATAGCAGTAATTCTATTATCAGGAATACCGCCATTAATACTACCACTGATCATGGCATTTAGAATGTATGATCCTGTGCCAACAAAAGTTTGTACGTTGTTTGCTTCAGAAACAACTTTGGCATACTCATTTTTTGCCTCTTTAGCAAGTGTGTCAAAGATACTCATACGAATAAAAACTCCAGGTTAACTTCTTTTTCGGTCTTCCAACCAATTGTGTCAAGAATGATCTTCAATGGATCCAAGAATGATTTTTGAAATTGCATCTTGTAATCAACGTTCTTACTTATATTAATTTCCGTAGGGAAATTAGAAATAAACGAGATCACATTCTCACCTAAGATATTAGGTGTCTGCAAATAGACAAACTTAATCTTTTCACCCTCTTGGATCAAAGGATACTTGTGAATAAGTTTGTTCTTCTTCAGATGAAAATTGTACAAGAGAGATCCTCTGACATGGATGGGACAACTTTTCCTATACAGGGTAGCATCCCCTCTCCACTTTGTCAATCCATTCACACTCCTAGGGAATGCAATGTCTTCAGGTGGCATACTATAGAAATTAGTTTTAAACTCATCAATAAATTTGATAAGATCTTCTTCTGTTTGCGTCATGATAATATTGAGTGCTTCTTTAATCTTAGTCCTGCATGGTGCAGGGGTAGAAGATTTAACTGCCTCAATACCCATCATTTTAAGTTTTGGTTCTGCATAACGAACTCCTTCACTATCCCATACGTTAAGAATATATCGTTTCTTAGCAGTCCAGATGCCTTTGTCAGCGATATTCTCACGCTTCATAATCATCTTCTGGTCATACGCTGAAACGAACGCTGCCAGTTCTTCATATGAACCCTGGATAAAAGGTTCCAGTTTTTCTTCGCATACCTTGTTAAGTATGGATACAACTGCTGCTTTGTCGCCAACCCGATTACTAAAAAATTTAGTAACGAGAGGTCCAAGATTAAGATAGATTGAGTCAGTGTCAGATGCGATGACATAATCAACTTCCTCCGTTTTTAACAGAGTATTTAGGTATTCATTCATACGGTTTTCAATCCAACGGATTGAAACCTGACCAGAGAGAGTGATCGCCTCTGCGTTGGCAAGCTTGTAATACCTGAAATACTGATTCCCAATAGCACCATAAGCACTGTTAAGTTGAATCTTACGTGCAATTTGGATGTTATTGAACTTTGAAATATCCTTGACCAATTGTGGACTAGGATTCTTTTCATATTCTTGCTTTGCAGCAAGCATCTTTTTCTTGTAGATAGTACGTTCATTGTAAATCTTCTCCATCAATTCAGGCAAGAATCCACGCACATCTTTTTTATATTGTGCCCCGTTTGCACAGACGCAATACTCACCATCAATGTTAATTTGCTTTTCCAGGATGCGATCTACCGTTGCCGATGGATGCTTTGCTGGAAGTAACGTCTCTGGCGAGATGTTGTACTGCATAATGAGGTGAGGGTATAGGGAGTTGAGGTCAAAACTGACCACCCACTCATAAAGTCCTGGAACAGGTTCTTTGACGTATGCCCCAGCATACTTTGAATCTTTGTCATTTCGTTCATTAGGAGGAACAACGATACCCTTAGGTGTAAGATAATTATAGATGATACTATCCCACATCCGCACCTGATAGTAGACATCTTCAAAATTGACCTTAGCATCATATGCAAGATTGATAGCAAGATCAATTAGTTTCATCTTGTCTTCAAGACGGTCAACCAATTCTACGTCATGGATGTTATACGTAACAAACTTTTGCCAATCTTGAGTATAAAAATCTTTGAAGGTTTCAAACTCAGAGTGATCAAGTTTCTTTTGACCAAGTTCTACATTGGCAATGTGATCGAGTCGGTATGACTCTTGGTTAGTATAAGTAAACTTCTGATAAAGATCAAGATAGTCAAGGACGCTGACGCCAATGATATCGTAAAAAAGATTCTGACGACCTTTGATTTCAACTTCTTTTTCAAATACTTTATTCCATGGCGAAAGGGACTTCATATGCTTTGTAGAGAGCACACGATCTACTCGACGACAAATGTAAGGAACGTCAAACAGTTTTACATTCCAACCAGTAAGAATATCAGGAGTATTCTGTGCCCACCATGCTAAGAAATCACGGAGCATATCTTCTTCTTTCCAGAAGACACGATATTCAACATCATCACGAGAGTGCTCATACTCACGTGTTCCCCACACAATTAATTTCTTACTAGTAAAATCTTTAATAGTGAGACAAAGAATTTCTTCTGCAGTTTCCCTAACATTTGGAAAACCATTTTCAGAAGTTGTCTCAATATCAAGAGTATAAATCTTCAACAAAGAAGTGTCGTAATCAATCTGCTCTTCGGGATATTTGCCACTAATATATTGATACAAAAACTTGTCGTTGCCGTAGATCTTAAAATTATCTACATCTTTGTATTGATCAATAAATTCTCTAGCATCTTTTATAGTTCCAAAGTCAATCTTTTGAGCATAACCACCCTCTAGAGTTTTGTATTCAGTTTTCTTATTAGTAGGAGCAAAAAGAACAGGGGAGAAGACCTCTTCATATTGAACACGTTCTCCATGATCGTATCCAATGTAAAGGATCTTATCCCCAGTCAAAAACACATTACTGTAGAAGTTGTTCTTCGTCGTCATCAGGTGGTAGGAGTTCTTGGTACTTTGAGAGAATCTCAGGATCTGGCACTGCCAGTGTAGCAAGAGATTCAGAATAAAGCAAGACATTCCTTTGGTTTGCATACCTAGGGAATGCCCTGAGTTCTCCTTCCACAATTTCCATTGGATCCGCTAGGAAACAAGAGGGTTCCATTTCCATCTCAGAGATTTGAGAAATTAAATAAGTACCATTGCGAAGGAGGATCAATTTGATCTCCATTATACCACTTCAGCTGGTGAGACAGGAACTTCTGGTTCTGGTGGTGCAGTTGTTGTTTGTTCTGCTTCCAGATTAATATCATTCTTGGCACAGTAATCCCTCATGATATTATCATGTGGATCATAAATTGTAACCAACCAATCTGCTGGAATCACAAATGCTCTTTGTTTAGAAAGAGGTGCCCAGTGAGTGTAACGAACAGAATACTTTGTACGTGGTGCTTCTTGTCCCTCTACCTGAAGTTCGTCAGATTCTTCAGAAATGAGTTGCATTACAAATGGATTTGAAAGATGATAGGCAACAATACCTTTATTTTCAGTGTCCATAATTTCTTTGGCGTCGGAAATAACATCCTCGCCAGATTTCAACAACATAACTTTAACAGTCATAGCGATAACTTAGTGTCTTCTAAATGTCTAATGTGGTTTGAAAGTTTGTCAAGGTATCCACGATTGCGTAACTCTTTGAACACTAGGTTCTCAAGTGCAAACTCTCCACCTTGCTGGATGGCAGACGATCTCATGTCACGAATTCTCTTTTGGAGTTTTCTAAGAACATCAGCATCATCTGCTTCGTTCTCGATGAGGTCGTCAATCTTCTCCATCATATCACGAACCTTGCGAATAAGCAAGGGGTCTGCAAGATCAACCTTGACTTTGTTAGGTGCCATTAACCATTTGTCCTGGGTGATTGAGTATACACCCTGGTTAGC